CCAGGACAAACACAGCCGCCATCAGCAATAATATGTCCACCAAGACCATGAGCAGCATCAGCACACTCCACGACTGCGGACAACTGCGGATAGCCCACACCAGTTTGTAAACGGGTAGTACAAACACTACCAGGACCAATGCCAACTTTAATAATATCTGCTCCACTTAGTATTAACTCTTGTGTTTGATCTCCAGTAACTACATTACCTGCAATAATAACAATATCACTGAACTGTGCTCTTAGTGTTCTAATAAAGTCTGCAAACCTTGTACTATATCCATTTGCAACATCTACACAAACATATTTAATGTTTCCGTTAGTCAGTTCCATAACTTTTAGAAACTTTTCCATATCCTTGTCCATGATGCCCATGCTATATGCTACATTTTCTACACGCCTTTTTAGTTTATCAAAGTCTTCCGGATCAAAGAACTGTACAAGCTCATTTACTTCATATGTTTTTACAAGACAAGTAAACATTCCCATACTACTTAGTGCATCTGCCATGTCAAATGTACCAACTCCATCCATGTTACTTGCCATAATAGGAATGCCTTCATAATGACGTTCATCAGTTTCACCTGCTAGTATATTGGGTTGATAGTGTCTAAATGTGTAACGTCTATGCAACCTTACTTCTTTACGACTTCCAAGTGTACTACGTTTAGGCCTCAGTAACACATTACTATAATCAAGTTTAACATCTGATTCTATTCTCATTTTAATACTAGTCCTAACTGTTGAACACATTGTTGTACACACAAAGCCTGTACTTTACAATCTTCTAGTGCATTGTGTGCTTTAAAATTAATCTTTTTACGGGGATCTTCTGGCATAATACCAAATAACGTACGACTGTCTTTTACTATCCAAAACGGCCACGGACATATGAGATCCCATTGTTTGTACATATGTTCCATAATAACAACATCAAATGCAGGTCCTTGACACCAAAGTGTATCAATTCCTACACACCACTTTTTCAATGCTTGTAATATATCTACTACTGGCGTTCTATTAGCATCACCAAATGCATCTTCTTGAACATCTTTTGGCTGCGATGCCCACCATGCAAGTGTACTATCGTCTACTTCTCGTCCACGTTCACTTTGCTCATCAACGTCAAACTTGTAGTAAAATTCTTGGAACGGATCACTAATTGCATTTGGATTAAACTTTACTCCGCCAATAGTTAACACCGTAGCATCAAAGTTCGTTGCTAACGTTTCCAAATCAATCATTGCATGTGTAGTCATTTGTACTTTCCTATATTACATTATTTCTATAGTAACATATAAAAGTCAAAAGGTCAAGCCTAAACTGCACCTTTTTTACTACTTGCTAGTTTTATTGTTTCGTCTAGTGGGGAATATTCTACAAAGTGCATGTACTTTGTATTAGCATCGTCTTTTAAAATATCATCTAATAAACTAACATCGTGATCCATAGTAATAATACCAAGTTGATCTTCGAGTGTTTCTAAGTATCTAACTCCATATAAGTTTAAAAGTTCTTGGCTTGCATATACTACTTTTTTATCGTCAAAAAAATCCATAGCATCTATAAACATTGGAGTTGTATGTTTTTCTCTAACACGTTCTTGCTGATGTTTTAAGATATTTTGATCTCTACCAATTATTAGATACTTTACTTTAGCATACTGCATAGCATGTTTATGAAATAATTTGTAATTTGGTATTGTTTCAACACCGTCGTCAAAGTAAGGACAACTAATACTGGTATAGAAATGTTTGGATTGTGTCCAATCAAAATCTTTAAGTAAACTAGGATCTTTCCAACACTCAGCAAAAGGCTCCATGTCGTGCCCTTCCCAGTACTTTTCTTTTAATGAATCCCAACCTTTAACGTCTTGTGTTGCACTAAATGCTTTTGCAAACAAGTGATTACCAGAACCTTGTGGTCCTGTAGCAATTATCAATGTAGGTTTCATTATACAGTAAGTAAAATTTTGTCTTTGTGTCCGTTGGCTAAAATTTCTCTAGTACGATCTGTTTTTAACCCAGTAACTTGTAGTGTTGGACGTGGATGACTACTTGCATTACAAGTTGCATGAGGTACGTTTGACCAGTCAAATATATGTGCTTCGCCTGCTTTCCAATGACTGTAAACATGTGTTCCATACATATAAAATTGTCCTGGTTGCCAGTCCTCTAGCATAATTGTAATACGAGCTACTTTTTCTGGATCTTCTGGACAACGGTCCCAAAGTTTATCAATATGATAATTAAACATCTGTCCTGTTAGTTGCACATGGGCACGTTTTTTAGCACCGTTTGTACCAACTTCCATTCCAAAGAAATCCATCATTTTGTAAAGTGTTGGAAATTCTTCCCAATCATCTACAATGTTTGTTAACAAAAGATCCTTTGGTTTTCCGCCACCTTTGGCAATGTCATACTCTTCTTGTACTAACATAGGAGATTCTTTGTCGGTGTTTCCAAAGTACTTTCTTGTTTGCCAATTAATTGGTTTACTGCGTTCTACTAGCCTATCTGATTCTTCTTTCCAGTCACCTTCAAATCTGCCAATAATATCGTACCATTCTCCTGGCTTATCTGCAATATTTTTGTCAAAATGATATTCACTGTGTGCAACTGTCCAGTCCCAACTTGATTGATATGCATCTGTTTCTTCTAATTGTTTATTCCAATTTGTATTATTATACATAATCTAATCCTTTATCTTTTCTAACGATACTATTTATAAATATGCCCACTGCGATTAAAATACAAACTACAAAGATAGGATGGTTGTAAATGTTAAATAAATCTAACCATCTAATATCCGCCCATGCCGCATATCCTGCTTTCCATTGCTTGTAGCCATATAACTGTAGTGTTCCCCAAAAGTATTGATCAATTTTAAATGCCACAACGTATGCAACAAGTATTGCTGGTCTACTAATGTTGAAATATTTACAAACACAACCAATTGCACTTAATATTGTTAACAATGCTAAGTCTTCCCAACCACCTGTGTATTGCATATTTGCATAAATGATTACTGCTAAAATAAATGCGGCATAAATCCAAAATGGAACTTCTAATACTTTTAGGATATATTTGTAACAGAATATACTTAATAATGCTACGCCAATTGTTCCAAAGATGTATCCAAATGCTAAACTATTTGTAAAGTTTAAATCATTTAATAAATCTGGTGTTCCAATTTCCATACCAAAGTACATACAAATTGCCATAACCATAGCGGCAAATGGCGCGGCTGGAATTCCAAACAAACATGCAGGAATCATACTAGATACCTTTTGTGCATTGTTTGCTCCTTCGCAACCTAATAATCCTACTGGATTTCCTTCACCAAATGGAACTTCTTGATTCTTTTCTTTATGTGCGGCCTTAGTTGCTCCGTATGCCAAAAAGTCTCCTACGGCTCCCCCTACACCTGGTAGTAGTCCTGTGACAAAACCAATTAGTCCGCCACGGGCCATATCTCGCCAATTCTTTTTACAATCGCCAAATCCTTCTCGTAAACCATCAAAATAGTTTCCATTCATTGGCGGTGCCGCTGATTTGATTTTTCGTCTGAATCCATCTAATAACTCTGGAACTCCAAATAGTCCTGATAGTAAAACTACCATACCAATTCCGTTTTGTAAGTATTCCCAACCAAAAGTTAGTCTAGGCTTACTGGTTACAGTTTCTCCAACCATACCAACTGCTAGTCCAAATATAATTGCAATAATACTTAAAAATACATTTTTACTTGCTACAAAGCCTACACAGGCTAGAGCCATCATCATAAAGCCCAAGAATTCAGGGCGTCCAAATAATACTATAATCTTTCCATAATAAGGAAGTAGGAAGAAAGTTAATGCCGCGAATATGACACCATTAAAGGTTGAGTCAGTAATAGCAATACCCATTGCTCTTGCCGCTTGACCTTTCTTTGCCATAGGATAACCGTCAATAACACATGCCGCAGTAGTACTTGCACCCGGAATGCCTGTTAGAATACTTGTGTAACTATCTGCACTTGCACAACTTGCTACAATTGCAGTAAGAAAGACCAACCCCAAGTAAGGATCGGCCATAAAATAAGTACCCATGCTAAAGACAGTTATCAGGGCGGTAGTTACACCTGCAATAGGTATAATACCAACTAGCATTCCATACATGGTGCCAATTAAAGCCCAGATAACATAGTCCATTAGTTTAGTCCTTTACTTTAAAAGTTCAGGCTTGTAGATTGATGGAAAGCCATATGCTTCTTGATTCCACTTAACTGCATCTTTAAGAGCTTTCTCTGTAATCAATGATTTAAGTGCTTTCAATAATGCTGGTCCATCCTGGATCCAAGGATACACACCTGTCTTTGCATAAATTTCCTTACTTGCAACTGGATCATTGATCATTGCAGTAACAGCCGCTTTAATCTTGGCCGCATTAGGATTACCTTTGTTTACCCAAAGCGACTTTTGAATTGCATCACGCCAGTTACGAGTAAGTTTGTATGCATTGTACAAGTCACCTTTTGGTGCTTCACCCCATAACTTTGCATATACGTCTTCAAATTGTGTATTTGGAAAGTTTGGATCTGCTATTTGTACATTGTTTTCTAAGTCTAGGATACCATGTGTGAACCAAAGTTCATTACCTTTGATACCTGTATAAAAACGCTTCCATGCCGCTGGTGATTCACGAGCTACATCAAATTCTCCGTTTTTAAAACCAAGACGTTTTTCTCCGCCTGATACACCGTTTACCCAAACAAAACGCTCTCTCCAACATGCTAGATATGCTTCAACTGTACCACCTGGTTGTGGACCACATACCAACATAGCCGCTGCGGCCGCATCTGGTTCAAAACCTGATCCGCCAGCAATAGTCCATGTACCAGTCTTTTCATCCTTACCTTCTTGTTTACCAAGAACGATATCGTTGTTCATTGAACCCATAAGCTCATAGTCAAAGTAGTTGTAATCAATCTTATCTAGTAAGTATGATACACCATTTCCACCATGTGCAACCATGATTGTTTTGTCATCAAAACGTAGGCTTTTATGGAATTTGTTAAAACCTGGAATATCTCTTGCTCCAGGAATATGACGAACCACTACTGGCTCACCAATAAATTTTTCTAAGTTCTTTGCAATGATTTCTCCCCATACACTAGTGCCTTTGCCTGGTGCTTGTGGAACAATCAAAGTATAGTCTGCCATGGCACTAGTAGCCATAAACATCGAGGCGATTAAGCCTAAAAATAGTTTTTTCATTGTTGAAATTTCCTCTTAAGATTAGCTAGTCATAATATCACAATTATAGAGATAACTGCTTACACAAGTTGTATAATATGAAATTTTATAAGTATGATAGACTCTTTTGAATAGATGTTACGATAACCGTATGCCATCTAAAAGTATTTATCATCTAAACATCAATAACAATCATTTCTGAATTAGAATCTTCTATTAATTGTTTTGTATGTTCAGTGACATATCCGGTTAACTGTAGCATAGGACAAGAATACCAACCAGTGTTGACCCAACTGTAAGGTACATTAAACCAATCCCATGTTATACAATCGCCTTTGCTCCAGTGTGACCAAATTTCTGTGCCAAGACACATTACTTGTCCAAACTTCCAATCGTCAAGTGCAATCATAAATCTTGACATTGTTTCAGGTTGTTCATCCATTTTTACAACCTTAAACGAATTCTTTCTTTCTCTACGAGCCGCTAAGTTATCAATGTGTAAATGAAATATATGCCCAGTTCTTTGATTCTTAAACATTACATCATAATCTCTTAAACCAAGTTGCTCTGCCATATTATTAAATATGTCAACATCATCAGCAACACAATGTTCGAAAATAGGAGCCTGTGGATTTGCTCCTGCCCTTAGTAAATCCATTTGCTCTGACCTACCACTAAACACTGGCTCTTTTTTATCATATGGTCCGTATACATGATGATTTCTATTTGCCCAGTTTACTTCTAAGCATCTATCAAACATGTCTTGTAGATCCCATTCGCCATCAAATTGACAAACTTCAATGTAATCTTCTGTTTCTTGTTTTGGATCAAAATGGAAGTTACTACGTTTCCTAGTAAAGTTCCACCTACTATCGTTGTAATTTTCAAATTTATTTAAAGGTTTCATACATACATCCAAACTAACATAGGTATTATAATAGCAAATTGTGGAAGAAAGTTAAGAATAATTGCTTTCTCATTCCAACGCCAACCTACATATATCCAGCCAGCGGCGCCAATCATCTGTAGTATGCTATTCCACGGCGTTGCACCTGCCACATGCAGTATCATTGCTAATAATATAGTTATAGCACTTCCGTACTTGATTACTGTAATGTGATTCACAGTTCGCCTTTTGATCTCATTTCTGCACGAATCTTAGTTGCACTAATATTATGCACACGTTCACCTAAGTCATGTTCTGTAAAAGTATATCCTACACCTCTACCATAACTTATGTCTACAATATTAGGTACTAACATTACTTCAAAGTCTTCACCAATAATATATCCTTTTGTATATAAAACGCCAGCTATATCGTTACTTACTTTGTCAAAGTCAAATGGGTTGTCTGTATTACCCATACCAGCATCAACACCTTGTACATCTCGTACCATAATTAAGACTTGTCCTGTAATTTCATGTGCCTTTTCAAAAAGTTGGCTATGTCCATCGTGCCATGGTTGCCATCTTCCTAACATTTGTACTGTAGGTTTTTTGTAGTCGAAAACGCTCATAATCTCTCCGTTGGTAAGCCTTTTTGTGTTCTTATATAATTTTCTACAACTTTAGTAAGTTGTTGGTCAGTATCTTTAAACCATTTCTTCACATGATAATTTACTTTTACAGGCGGCTGAAACATTCTATTTGTATCTTCATACGCACCTTCTTTGATAGTATCCATCCATACTGTGTAATCAGGTACAAATTCTAATCTTGCATTTTCAGTAGGACATATAAAGTCCGCTACTGCAATACCTCCTGCACTTACAACACCATCTGCTAAGTATCGCATACGTTGTGCTTGCCTCATTCTGCCTTCTTGTGTAAAGTCCCAATCATTATATTTTGTTCTAACTTCATCAGCATTGATATGTACACCGCCAACTAGTTTAGCAAAAGGCTTTGCTAATGTAGTTTTACCACTTCCTGGTAATCCAAATATTAATATTTTCATCTTGTTGCTATCATTGTTAAACTTAGTCCACAGACTCGTAACTTGAGTCTACCTTTATGTTCAAATACTACTATCTTAGCACGTTGTCCATTTGTAGTTTCGTATTCGCAAATATAGTCGTCAGGAATATTAACTCCACCTTTTGCAAGTGTAGTATGTACACAATTCTGTAATTGTTCTTTGTATTCATTATCTACCCAACTACGAGCAAGAGCTCTAGCAAGTATGTCAGGTAATTGTTGCTTTATTTCAGCAGTTGTGTTTAGATCAATATCTTCGTTAACCAGTTTAAACTGGTATACATATTCTATTGGAAGTTTAGGTTCTTCATATTTTACTAATGCAGTTTTCATTAAAAGTCAACATCTCTGCCATTAATACTATAAGTGCTTCCATTAAATCCTTGTTTTAATTTTTCCTCATCCGACATATTCTCGCTGTTCATGCGGGTCCTTGGATCGAACGACTTCTTCTCCACCTGCTCCACTTGAGGATTCTTTTTCTTCGGAAAGAATTTTTTCAATAGTTGATTTATAATCATTCTTTTCCCTTTGTTCTATTGTTACTTCTTCTAGCCCTAACTCTGTGCATTCCATTAACCTTCCTTGTATCCAGCGTCGTTCGCCGGGTACTAATGTATAAGGGTCTTTGATTGTTAACGTACCACCACATTTTGTACAAAAAGCATAATTACCAAGGGCACTGGTAATTGCGTAATTATGCCCAAAAATTCTACACATTAAACTCATTTTTCTTTACCTTTTGTCGCGGTCTTCTTTCCTACATTTTCGTTTTCACATACAGTGCAAACGCCTGTAACACCACCGCAACTTCCTTTCACACGTCGGCCTTTCAGGAGGCCTATAGACATGATGGCCGTAATGGCCAAAAACAACACCAAGCATAATCCTAATACCTCTAAATCCATTTTCTATAAAAGTTATTTAATCGTTCAAATTGTTTATTATACTTACCTTCGATAATATCGTCGGCAAAACCTAAACTTGTAAACGGCTGAACTCCAGCACTTAAATATATACCTTCGTTCTTATGTGTGTTTCCAGATAATGCAATAAACTTACATTTTGCTTTAATAGCCGCATATGCCTCGTGATGTCTTCCTGTAATGAGTAAATCACAATGCCTTAGCCTATTTACAATCTCGTTCCATTCTTGTTTGAATATGTTAATTTTTGGAACCGGTGGACTTAGATCCTGTTCGTTGTAAAACCATTGTCCTTGATATACTTTATTCCATTCATATTTTTGATATGGTACTTTAGGAATAATACTGCGATCAGGTTTTATTACACTATCAATATTGTGTTTGTCTTTTAATTCTTTTTGTGATAAGACATCTCTAACTTCAATTACACTACATTTTTTTAATACTTCGTCAAACTTTATAGTCATATCTTGCCAAACAGTATTTACAAGTTGTGTTTCGCAACCTGCCGCTTGTGCTTGTTTTAGTGCTTCTAAAAACTTCAAAGGGTTTTGTCTGTTGTCACTACGGGTATGATGCATAGTACCTTCGCCATTAAGTATAACTTTTGTATACTTTGCAAAGTTTACATCTACTTGTCCGTTAGTTTCAATGCTATCATCAAAGGCAAATGTTTCAATAACTTTTGCACAACCATAATGATATTTTCTAGTGTCATTAAGTAATAGTGTTTTATACATCTTCCTCAATACGAACTTCTAAAGGATAACCGTCTCGCCTGGCGGCAAGTGTTACTTCAACTCCTTTTTGTTCAGCAAGTTCGTAAGGATAAACTGCAACAACTGCACTACCATCTTCGTGTATCTTTACCATCATGTCTGTGGCTTGTTCTTCTGACATAGCAAAGTATGTGGTGAGTATCATTATGACAAATTCCATTGTAGTTGTTTCGTCATTAAGAAGTATTACTTTCCAAAGACTAGGCTCTTTTACTTCAACCTCTTCAGATGTTTTTATTTTAACTTCTACTTCTACTTCTGTTGTCATTTTCTTACTCTTTTATCAAATGTTCTGGCACTGGTAGATCATGCATTACTAGCTCTGGTTCGTCTACTGTACCTTTACCAAGTTTGTTCTTTTCCTTTAAAAACTCGCCTTCTTGCGGAATTCCTTTTTTTACTTTTTCTCTTGATTGCTCAAGTTTCTCTTTATTTTTCTTAGTATTCTTTATAGTATACAGTCTTGTCCCGTCTTTGTCAACGATTAAAAGGTCAATAGTTTCTTTTTTTACAATATGAGTCACATACATCCATTTACCAATTGGTTCACTTGCATAAGGTCTTCCCAATGTGCGTTCAAGATCAAACATTAAAAATGAAAGTGCAAGTAAAGATATTGGAACCATTGTTGTTGCAATTTTCCAGTTAACTTTCATATACACCAATGTAAGTAGCACTACAACAAGTATTGGCCATCCAACTATATGGTTGAACCACTGCTCAAAGAAAGTTAAATTAAACATTACGGTGCCCTTGTGTCTCTGTGTTGATTATATTGATTTTGCAATTCTTGTATTACAAGACCTCCAGAATAATTATCTACATCATATACTGAGTTTGTTTCGCTTACCTTAAATGATACAATACCAATTTCTTGTCCATATTTTTTAAGGATTACTTCTTTTTCTACAAGTGTGCGATAAGGATCAAGTGATCTTATTTTTACTGTAACCTTATGTGGACCTTTTTCAGTTCTGTTATTGTACATATGTACCGAAACGTAATAAGTACCAGGTTGCAATGTTTGTATATGTATTACTTCGTTATTGTTAGGATTAGTAACTTTTTTGCCGTTAACCCATACTGTATCATTACTAGCACCCAAATCGTCCTTTTCTAAGTGGGCACCAGGTATAGTTTTATTTTGAAAACTTAATATTTGTTGTGCAGGATCCATCATCCATAGATCAATATCAGCAATACTTGCTTTTGTCCAACGTGCTTCAATTATAATTTTGTCAGGTGGTGTAATTATGCCTTGCTTGGCAATAGGATTGATGAGCACATATGCAATAAAGAATAGGAATACAAAACCTACTAGTAAGTTAAATAAAAGATCTATGAATCCAAATGTACTTTTGTATCTAGGAGATTCCATTCTTAGCCTCAGTTATAACCAATTGTGTTTTTAAATGTAAACTTGAAATAAGGCCAACTAAGGTAGTACTAAGAGCCGTACTCATGCCGGTAGCCATAGATGACAATGCAAGTGTAAGACTTTCAGTGTTTGAAACATCAATGTTATTAAATGCTGAAAATAACATAATTAAGAAACCACATACTGTACCAATTAATCCTAATGATACCATAGCCTCGCTACTGAACCATAACAAGTCTCGGTTTATTAAGATTGGTTTATATGCATGTAATATTACACTTAAAGAACTTATGGCCCATAATGCTAAAATGAAAAAACTAAGTTTAGTTTGATCAGCATTATATAATGCAGTCCACATATCAAACATGTGGAGGACAAAAATTCCAAATAGGGTGATGCTAGTAAGCACTACCCACTTAAATGTAATAAATTTTAACATAAAAAGCACCATAACAGTAATAGTAGTAGACAAGGCTCTATGCCCTGCCTACTATTTATGTCGGTATTATTTGATTTCAATAGTCTTTGGTTTCATTGCCTCTGGGACTATCTTTTGTAGGTGTATGCTTAAGATGCCATTATTTAAAGCGGCGTCTTTCACTTCAACATATTCTGCTAGGTTAAAAGTTCTTTCAAAGTTTCGACTGCTAAGTCCTCTGTGTAAGTACTCATATCCGTCTGCTTCTTCTTCCGTACCGTCTGCTTTTTTAATTTGCTTTCCGCTTACAGTCAAAGTTCCATTTTCCATTGTAATTTCAATGTCAGGTTTTAAGAAGCCAGCGGCCGCAATTTCTATAAAGTAATGTTCATCATCTTTACGAATTATATTATACGGCGGATAATTTTGGTGTGTGCCCACTTCCATATTACTAGCAATTTGATCAAACAAAGTGTTGAATCCAATTGAGTTACGATAAAATGGGTTTAGGTCTAGTGAGGTAATTCTTGTCATTTTGTTTCTCCTTATAAAAGCAAGATTTATATTTTGGAACCCTATTAGGCGTTCCGGTTACAACAGTCAAAACCATTTCTAACTGTTATAATTATTATATACTATTATTTATCAGTTTGTCAACCATAATATTAAAAAAAGTCAAAAAAACCGCCTAGTAAATATACTAGACGAACGTGTTGGCGCCTTATCCCAACTTGCGAATTCTTTTAACAATGTTATTTATCATTGACCTTCAATTAGTGCTTTTTTCTTCTCCCAACGTTTACGTCCTGCTTTTTTGGCTAATCTACGTTTTTCACTGGGTTTTACGAATCGTTGCTTTTCTCTATAGAGCTGAATAACTCCTTCGTTAGCAACCTTCTTTTTAAATCGACGTAATGCACGAGCAAAATCCTCGCCTTCACGTACTGTTACATATAATCCCTCTTTGGGTTTGTCGAATCTTGGTCTTGGGTTAAATCTTGACATTAAGCCTCCGTGTTGTCAATGTGTTGTATAAAACTTGTAAGTAGTTCTACGGTATATTTAGTATTGATAGGTTGTGCCATCTCTAAATTGTGAAATACGTTTGCTCTACCAAGTATCCACCCTATCAAAATTGGATCTAGGTTAGAACATTTACTAACAAATACGAAATTACTTTGGTTAACTGAATTAGCAATCCAGTCATAATCAGTTACATCTTGTGTGACACATGTAATACTAACTCTTTTATTAAACTTTTCTACTACATCTAACAATGGCTCTAGCTGAGGAGTATCAAGCACCAATGTAATTTTATAGTCTGAGTTATGATTATAATCAGGATATGTTACAATTGTGATGTCATTTTTTATGGCATTCACCATATCCCTCGTTGCTCTCATTTTTTCAAAAAGTCTGTCATCTCTTGTTTTTCTTGCTCAGATAAGTCATCAAGTTCAGTTTCACCTTTTGCAACTGCTTCTACTAGATGTCTAATATAATCTTCTGTTAAGTAACTATCGGTGCCATCCTTGTCAACGTTGATCCATTTCTTATCATTCCATTTATATAATACATGTGGAAATACATCAGTTTTTGTAAACAACTGTCCATTTGTTGGATTATCAGGAAATACACTTCCAAATGCCGCTGGCGGAATTGTATCATCTTCATCATCAGCAATAGGCATAAGTGCTTCTTCTGGTATAATAGACTCTAGTTGAGTATCAGGTGTTGCTACTGACTTATTGAGTTCTTCTTTTGGAATTAACTTATATTTTTCGTTAAGTCTTTCCATAGCCGCATCACGAGCTTTTACTTGTTTTTCTAGCTCTTTTGCTTCTGCTTCTTTTTGTCTGCGAAGTTCTTCTGCCGCTTTAATCTTAGTTTCATCTTCAATTACTTTTTCAACTTCAACTTCAACTTCTTTAATTTCTGGCTCTCTGTTTAAAAGTTCTTCAATTTTAGCTCTTAGCTCTTCGATTGTTTCTTCTTGTTCTGCAATCCTAGAGTTTAACTTACTTTCTTTATCTGCCATTAATGCTTCAAGTTCTGTAATTGCCTTTTCTTTGTCTGCATTTACTTGTTCAATTGTTTTTTCAAGCTCTTCAATATGACTTGCTTTTGCATTGTCGTCTGCTACTAGTCTATCAAGCTCTGCTTCAAGTTTTTGTAAAAACTCGTTGTATTCTTCGATTTTCATTTCCAGCTCCTCAATTCTGTTTTGCCTGTTTTCAGGACTGTTTTTGATTTTGATTTTTTCTTCTCTAATCCATCTTATTTGCATACTAGCCGCTAATACCAGCATAATAGCAAGTGGATCAAATACTACTACAATAATAATTATTACCCAACGTACTGCTTCTTCTAATAAATTACGATCGGCATCTTTGCCATATATAAATTCAGCAATATATTTAATAGGTCCAACTTCTGCTTCAAGTTGTCTATAAGAACTTTCTATATTGTTTTTCTCTAATCTAAATTGATCAACTATTTTCTGTTCTTCTAAAACAAGTTTTTCTAACTTATCTACTCTGCCATCAATATCGTCAGTTTTTGTGTTTGCTTGATTCCGTAGATCGTTGATTCTTTTTGTTATTGTTTGTATTTGTCCAGAATACTTTTTATCTATTGCATCTAGTTGGTCTTTTAATACACCTTGTATTTTTCTAATTTCACGTTGTGCTGAACTGGCAACACTTATTTCGTTTTTATTTGCTTGGTCAATTTCTTTTGCTTTAGAACTGCTACTAAAACTATTCTTGTACTTTATTTCAATAGCGGCAAGTGTGTCTTTCTTACGTTCTTTTGCTTGTTGTATACGATCGTTTTGTAACTTTATATTTTTATCAGATTGCACTCTAGCACGATCTTTTTCTTTGTCTATTCTTGCATATAAAGCATCAAGTTGTTTTTGCTCTTTGTCTACTAGGTTGTCAACTCTAGTATCTACACCTTTACTAATACGGTCAATTTCACTTGTCCATCTATCAACTTTACCTTGTGACCTTTCGATATTACCTTTGATTGTTTCAATTTTAGCAATTTGGTCTTGTGATTGTGCAGTTTGTTCAATATGACTTTTACTTAAAAAACCAAAAATACCCATGCTTGTTATGAACATGAGTATTACAACTGCACTAGTTAGATATATTTTAGTTAGACTAGGTGCTTTTTTCCAAAATGTATGTAACCATACTGTAGCAGTAATTTTTCCTATTTCTAGCACTACACCCATAAGAATAATAGGCAAAACTGCGGCGGCAAATATTGCGGCCAAACCTACAATACTGTAGTATGCGGCGATAGCACTAATACTTAGTGCTACCAATAGTGTTAATAGTGCAAATATCATTGTGTATTATTTAACCATTTTGTATCAATCCCAACGATAGAATATATGTCTATCAATTTGACCAATTAGGTGTAGTTTCTTTCTCCAGTCTGGACTAACATAGTCAGCATGGTAGTGTGTTGCACCTTCCATTAAGCCAGCCCATTGTCCTAACTTAACAACAAATATTGCAATTTCTTGTGCTTGTCTCCAGCCAATACTATTCTTTGGAATATCTTTTCTGCCATCACAGTACCAACTAAACTGACACATATTTCTTACTGGATAAAATACTGCGTCATTTGGGTCAGCAGTGGCTTGTGTTTTCCAACTTTCACGTACTGGTCCTTGATAAACAACTTCGCATACAGTATTAGGGTAACGGGTATCTTTTACTCTGTTCATTGTAACAAGTGCTACGGCAACTTTTCCCATATAGCTCTCAGTTCCTGCTTCAAAAAATATGTTTTGTGCCATACAATATAAGGCAGGGTCTTTATCTTTGTTAATAATGTTTGGAATGGTATATGCATCAGCCATTGCTGATTGTACTAATCCGCTCAGAATAATAACAGCCGTGATTAAAAAATTTCTCATAGTATTCTCCTTTGTTAACTTTCAAATACTTACTAAGTATATACAAATTTTCTTGGTCTGTCAACCTAAAAGTATGGCACAAATGCAAATGTTTCCAATTGCATTTTACCAATATTTTGTAATGTACATTAAATTGATAGGAGGCCTTGTCGTTACTTTCAAAGAGTAACCTTGCCTTCACTGATTAGACGTTGACGATTTCGCATGTGTTGCTCCTGTACATCTTCCTTTGCCTGCCCCCAATATTCAACGGCATGGCCTTCTTCTACTAAAATTTTTGCTACTGTACTATCTTCGTAGACAAAATCTCCTAGTATACGACCAAATTTACCTTTCATATCTTCACCATCTTTGTTTACTTGTGTTCTTAAGACAGTATCTTTTCCAAGCATTTGTTTAAGCCGGTCTTTTGCCGCATTTCCAAAGACTTTTTCTTCTTTATCTCTTGTACGGCTTTCCGGAGTGTCTATACCCATAATTCGAACTCTTTCGTCTTTGAGCCATATGCCAAAACCTAAGTCAATATCGACATCAACTGTATCTCCGTCAATAACCTTAACTACTTGTGCTTTATACTCATACATTTTGTGATCCTCGTTTTATATTTTATTTTGAACTTGATTTGAAGTAATCTCTACCTGCTACCTTAATAAAACGTTTGTTAGTTTCGTTTGTGTTTGGATTAGGTATAGTTACAACTACGTTGCGACCTCTCTTGAATGCTTTTAGTTGGTTGAACTCACGATCTCCGCTTACCATATACTCTCTACGAAGTTCTTTGCTAATTTTTTTACCCATAGAATTTGGATTTTGATTTACTGTTCCTTTTGAGGTTTGTGTCGCTCTACTTCTTTTCTTTCCCATTTGATTATCCTATTAATACCCGAAGTTGTTCTAATTGGGGCTTTATTATATTATCAGCCCAATCCTTATGGGCCTCTTCTGGCGGGTGATATGCTATCCATTCATAACCTTTATCGTTTGTCATTTGCCATAGTCCACCATATCCTTTCCAAAAAACCCAATTGTCCCAATTTACTTGTTGCCATAATTTTTTGGCAAATTTAAGTTCATCTTTGTGTCTACACTTTTGAAAGAAAGTTTCAACGTTGGTTTGTTCTTCTATTGACAGTGTTCTCCTTCTTTTAGCATTACTTTGGTTTACTCCAATGCCATAAGCATTATCCATATCCCAATCCTTATAATTAATATCACCCATATGACAGTTGACTAATGGTATACCTATTGCTTTACACATATGTTGTATCAGTAAAATGTATTCTAGTGTTTTTGCAAATTGATTAAAGTCACTGTAAAAATACTTTAAGTAATTTTGCTTTGTACCTGTAAAACTTGCGCCTTCTGCCTTGTATGCATTCATTAATGGATCATAAAAGTCATATCTTTCTACTGTACTCCACATAACAACCACTGCTTCAAGTGGCTCATCTCTTCTCTCTACATTTTCAAGTATTGTTCTTGCAATACGCCTGTTACCTGCTCCTCCTACGGCTACATTATGTGATCTAGGTATGAAGTCTGGCCAATGCTTATAATCTACATCATTACCTTCTTCATCTTTATGAGATCCAATCGTAAAACTGCATCCACTACATAATATCATTTGTTTACCTTATCATATCATGTATTTATCGTTTTTTTGGTGTTTTTCCATAAAAAAAGCCCCTGACTTTTGCCAAGGGCTTTGTGTTGTAATGTAATTTTTTCTAAATGTGCTTTTGTATATGTCTTCTATTCGTCATTGGTAAAAGCCAATGTACAATTAAAAATATTACTTTTGTATATGTTATTTATAGTTTTATTTTTCTAGTCTATAAATTATGTATGGTTCGCCATGCTCTGGTATAATAGTAATAGCAGGTGTACCAATTGGTGCATTTTTTCCTACATAATTCCATGAATAGCCTTGTTTAAGTTGCTCACTACTTGTGTCGATGAACTCCTTGTTATCGATAGCAAATAATGCCGCGATTGCAATTAATAACATTTGATACTCCTTTGTTTTTATTATTGATTATGTACCACTATGGGCTGAGCCCAATATTAACTCGTAAACACGATAGTTTTCTTCAAAGCCTTTTTCACGTAGATATGCTTCATTGTTATTCCACAAACGTTTAAAATAACTATTGTAGGACGCTTCTATCTGCTCTGGGGGTATCTTTGTTAAGTCACCCTTGACCATATAATAGATGCGACATTTTTCTTTGAAATTTATCAATCATCTTCCTTCGTTGTATTATTTATTAATTTTGGTGAACTGTGGAGGATTCGAACCCCCGACCTTTTGGTTCGTAGCCAAATGCTCTATCCAGCTGAGCTAACAGTCCGTTATTCTTTACTTCTAAATTTGGCAGGCAAGCAAGGAATCGAACCCTGGTCCTCAGGTTTGGAATCTGATATGTTACCACTACACTACTCACCCTCTATAATTCTTTGTACTAGTTGTTGACTGCTTCACTGACGTATTCATCTTTGTTAAGTTTAGCATCTCCACCTCCAACAACTTTCGGGTAGTACACTCCGGGCTACTTGCTCCTCGAATCCTGTTTCGTAGTAGTTTGCTACTTCATCATCGGTGGATTAGGTCCGACTAGTTAGGTACCATCTAACGTGGTAAGTTTTACTTGGCGTCTAGATCTCGGCATGCACTTGTTTCAATCTAGTAACTTAGCCTACCCTTATATCAATAAACAGCATGACTGTTGGGCCTTTGTAGGTACCAAGTTTTATTTGTTATGCAACTAAATCAAATTTTGGATTTGAGTTGTATGGAACAGGTTGAAAACCAAAAACTTTATTTGCATTGGCAATATTTGCTAACGGCTTGTTAAGAACATTATCCTCAGCATACTTTGTTGCAGAATCTTTTGTAGCAAAAGACATTGGAACAGTACTGTTTGGATTACATACTACTTGACGAACAATACAACTTTTAAGTGACACTAAACATTTTAACATATACATAAGCATTTCTCCTGTTTTTTTAACTTACTGTTATATAATAACAAAATTACAGGATTTGTCAACCTTTTATTTACTACCATTGCCAGAAAATTTTAACGGCTCTGGTTGATTAGGCGTATCACAAGTTACACTTTTAAGTGTTACTTTGTAACCATCTTTAAACATTTCTTGAAAAGAACTAAGTCCTTTACCGCGAATTAAAAATTCATAATCTTTAAGAAATTGCTCGCATTTGGCCTGTGACTCAAAGTTTTTACTATAAACGTTAATGACCTCATCTTGTAAACCACCTTCTGGTGTAGCAATTGCAAGATTAAACAACAACATAAACGTATTCATCTTTCTATCTCACTTCTGTCCTATAAAAACAATATTACTTAATATAACACAGAAACAAGGCCTGTCAACCGTTTAAGCCATGAAATAACAACTTTTCTGTTGCTAGGTAAGTTGCCAACCCCCACGTGCCTATTTTAGGCCGCTAATGCCATTTCTGGCTCATAATTGTCATTTGCAATTATAGTTTTGTTCGCGTTAACCGAGCTTACATCCGGACAACTCCACACTCCTACTAATCTGCCTGTCGATCCTATTTCGCCCCCATCATAAGCACACTCAGTAAATGTGTTTATGGTGGAGGCGCAGGGTACCGCCCCCTGGTCCAGTTCAGTGTTTGAATTGCTTCAACATTGTGTCTTATTTATAACATATATTAGCATATAAGTCAATAAATATATGCATGATACAGAAGATAAAAGACAAGTGGAAACAATGTAAAGACAAGTGGACTATTGATCATACTATTGATGTAATAGTCGATATTACCCTATTACTGATTGACGTAATTATGTCACCTGTGTTAATAGTTGTCAGACTTGTAAGGTATGTAATTGGAGATTGGATTGCAGATAAACTTAAATGGATTATTAAGTTAATAGTACACTGGTATCAAAGACAGCACCAAATAGTACGAAGATTAATAGTAATAGTCTTCTTTATAGCATTACCATTTTTACTTATTATTCTGTGGGCGTTTTCTGAATTTTGGACAATGTATTGGGAATACAATTGGGGCGACAAGTAATTAAACTACAAGACTTGGTGTACTTGGAGTTAAAACTGAACTTGTATTTGCTAGATATGCTTGTTTGATTTGATTATCTGGTTGTGCAGTCATTGTTACACCTTGTTTATAAATGAATACTGGATTATTCTCCCAATCTGCACTAATCATCATAGGTGCTAATGCTGGTCCTTTTTCTTGTAAAATAACTGTAAGTGGTTTATGTACTTTGTAACTGTCGGTTGAGATTTCAGTTAATTTTGCAATTATTTCTTCGCCTGTATTCAGTCTAAAAACAATAACATCATCAACTTTAAAGTTTGAAGTTGCTAACATCGATATTTCCTAATCTTTCATTGAGTTGTTGTTTGCCTAATGCCCGCAAACCATCATAGCCACCTTCGACTAATAGTTTGCCGTTATTATAAATCTGCGGAATTGATCGATGTCCATTTAGTTTTATGAATTCTAATGCTTCTACATTATGTGTTATATTCTTTTCTTTAAATGGAATGTCCCATTCATTCAATAACATTTTTGCTCGTGTACAGTATGCACAAAGGTCGCCCGTATAAAGTGTAATCACAGACTAAATCCTTTGAATGTTTCATCACTGACATCTTGCTTTGTTCCGCCAATTACATAACTACTAATTTCAGTTTCTTGTGGTGCTACTTGTACTTCTGCTCCACTGATCCACTTTTGTGTCCATGGCAATGGATTACTACTACCTTTGTACGGACTTGTTAAACCAACTGCTGTCATACGACGGTGTGCAGTCCATTCAACATATTCTTTAAGTAGTTGTGCATTTAATCCAATCATACTACCGTCTTTAAACAAGTAATCTGCCCATGCACTTTCCTGTTCAACTGCATCTGTGAACATTTTTGTACATTCTTCTTTTGTTTCTTTTGCTATTTTAACAAAATCAGGGTCATCCTTTGGCAATAATTTTAATAATGTTTGTGTACTTGCTAAATGTACGTTTTCATCACGACAGATAAATTTAATAATTTTAGCATTACCTTCCATTTTTTTAAGTTCAGCAAATGCCCAACTACATGCAAAGCTCACATAAAAACGTATACCTTCTAAAATGTTAACACTCATAATTGCTAACCAAAGTGCTTTCTTTACTTCATACTCGTCAACTACAACCTTCTTACCATTTATTGTGTGTTTTCCTGTACCAAGTAATTGCAGTTGTAAACTTTTTTCATTAAGATCATCATAATAAAAACTAATGTCATCTGCACACTCAACAATCTCTGGAATGTCCATTAATTCATCAAACACTTTACTTGGGTTTGCATATACATTACGAATAATATGTGTATATGAACGGCTATGGATTGTTTCGCTAAATGTCCAAGTTTGCACCCAACACTCTAGTTCTGGAATACTAATAAGTGGACCAAATGCTTCAGTTGGTGCTCTACCTTGTACACTATCTAACAAGATCTGTCTCTTAAGGTTGCTTGTAAAAATATGCTTTTCGTGTTTAGTTAATTCTTTGAAGTCTTTTGAATCTTTGCCTATGTCAACTTCTTCAGGTCGCCAGAAGAAACCTAACTGTTTATCTGTTAATTTATCAAACTGCTTGTACTTTAATGTATCAAACCTTTGTACTTGAACACCTCCATTTGGGTCCAAAAATGCTTTACTTTCTATGTGATTCTTTTTTATCTTACTATCAAATACTGACATAATATATCTCCGTTTATATTGTACAACTATCGCAGGCTTCTTCGTCTTCTGCAATATCTTCTAAAGGTTGATCCATTTTACCGACGTCAATTTCTCCTTGTCCGTCATTTGTATTAAAGTAGTATAATTGCTTTCCACCATACTTATAAAACATTAATAAATGTTGTAGCATGATACTCATTGGTATCTTTTCATCTTCATAAAAAGATGGATTGTAACTTGTATTTACACTAATTCCTTGATCTATGTACTTTTGCATCACTGCCATAATTTGTAAATATCCTTCTGGCGATGCTTGGTTCCATAGTAACTCATACTTATTTTTTAAACGACGATATTCCGGAACAACCTGTTTAAGAACACCGTGTTTACTTTGTTTTACACTTACATATGCACGTGGCGGCTCAATGCCGTTTGTGCTATTTGAAATCTGTGCAGAAGTTTCTGCTGGCATTAAAGCCATCAACGTACTGTTACGAATACCTGTTTTCTTCAGTTGCTCACGCAATGACTCCCATGGCATTCTCTCGGTGTGTGGTACCAGCTCATCAACTTCTTGCTTGTAGGTCTGGTTTGGGGTAAGACCATCACCGTACTTTGTTTCGTCAGTCCCAGGACAAGCACCCTGCTCTTTTGCAAGATCCGCTGAGGCTTTAATTAGGTAGTAACTCCATGCTTCAGTATACTCATCAATCATTTCTAAATTTGGGTTGGTGTAAGTCATGTCATTTTTAGCCATCCAATATGCTAAATTAATAATACCAACACCAAGAGGTCTACGTTTCATTGTAGAATTTTCAGCTGATTTCACTGGATAATTTTGATAGGTTAATAATGCATCTAATCCACGTACTGCAAGTTCACAGGGCTTTTCAAAGTCTTCTGGCTTTTTAATATTGCCCCAGTTGATTGCACTTAATGTACATAATGCAATTTCACCATCCGGATCATTAAAATCACTTAGTGGTTTTGTAGGCAGATTAATTTCACAACATAAGTTACTTTGTTTTACCGGTGCAAGTTCTTCTTTAAAAGCACTATGACTATTTGCATTATCAACATTCATTAAGTAGATACGTCCTGTATTTTTACGTTCTTCCATAAATGAACTAAACAAATCAATTGCACGAATAGTTTTTTTACGCAATCTTGTATTACGCTCTGCAGTTTCATATAACCTTTTAAATTCGTCGTAGTCGTTAAAAAATGCTTCATACAGTCCAGGAACATCACTTGGACTAAACAATGTAATGTTATCATTAGCAATTAAACGCTCGTACATTAACTTATTAAACTGTACCCCATAATCCATATGCCTTACGCGATTATCTTCAGTACCTTTGTTATTTTTCAATACTAGCAAATCTTCTACTTCGTAATGCCATACTGGGTAGTACAGGGTTGCCGCACCATTGCGTACTCCTCCTTGGCTACAACTTCTCGTTGCGGCTTGGAACATTTTATAAAACGGTATAACTCCAGTGTGATAGGCATCTCCACTTCTAATTGGTGATCCCAATGCACGAACAGATCCTGCTCCAATCCCAATGCCTGCTTTCTGGGATACATACTTAACGATACTGCTAGTAGTAGCATTAATACTGTCCAAACTATCTGCAGTTTCAATGAGTACACAGGACGAAAACTGCCTTTGCGGCGTTCGTACGCCAGCCATAACAGGAGTAGGCAAACTAACATCAAAGGTAGATATTGCATCATAGTAATCCTTTACATATTGCATACGAGTTTCTTGAGGATATTCAGCAAATAATGTTGCCGCTATCATCATGTATGCTACTTGTGGTGTCTCAAATATTTCACCTGTTACTCTATTTTGTACAAGATACTTGCCACGCCATTGTTCCATGGCCGCATATGTTTGAACTTCATCGCGAGCATGATTTATAAAATTATCTAATTCGTTAATTTCTTCTACAGTATAACTTTCTAGTATTGCTGGATCATATGCCTTGCGTTCAATATTGTCATTGATAATTTCCAACAGTGGTTTTGGTTCAAATTGTCCATAGACTATTTTCCGCAGATGATAGTTAATTAATCTTCCTGCTACAAACTGATAGTTTGGAGTTTCTTCGCTGATAAGATCAGCGGCACTCTTAATTAATGTTTCTTGTATTTCAGTAGAAGATATTCCTGTAAAAAATGATAGATGTGACTTAATTTCAACTTCACTTGCACTAACGCCTGTGATATTTTCAGTTGCAAAAAATACTACATCATGCATTTTTTCTAAGTCTAGTGGTTCTGTTTCACCATCACGTTTTGTTACTTGAATGTTTGTCATAAATTGATAGTCCTAGTTTATTATAGATAACGCTCTGCATTGAGATCGTCGACTGTGAATTTTTTGTACACTTCAAGCTCTTTGAAAAGTGTACTGGTATTTACAGGCTTTTGAGGATTTATATTAATAGCATATTTCTCTGCAACCTGCACTGCGGATTTAAATCCTAACTTGTCTTTATATATTACTACCTCAAGGTCCCGTTTGTCAAATCTTTCTGTCAAAAAAAGTGTATAAAATGCGCCTAGTGATATTGCAATATCACAGTACATATTTTCTGATATAAGCATCCATGGATCTGGCCATTGATCGGTATGATCTGGCTCGAGATAATAGTTTACAATAGGTGCTTTGGCCCAAAGTTTTGCTACTTCATATAGCATATTATCTCTGTCGAGATATTGAATGTTTTGTCTAAACTGGCGCCAGGCTGAAATTCTTTCTTCAGGACGCAATTCAAAAATGTTTTGCATGTTACCTATTAGTAATTGATTAGGTTACGAACTTTCTTATTCTATAATTAAGCGTTGCACCATCCCCGGTGCTAGTTGATGTGTATGTAATTGTTCCTGATCCAGTATCAATAAAGAAGGCTACACCACAATCTGCATTTTCACTAAAATCTTGATCTAAAGTATAACCTGCAGTATTACTACCAGCAACTTTTAATGATCCTGTACGAACTGCATTGCCTCTTTTTAGTGTAAAATCAATGATTGAATTTTCAGGAACTGATTCATCAAAGTCAATACCAGTTGTACTAGATGGTGAATTGTTATCTGCTAATGTTAATTCCTGCCCTGGTGATTCTCTATGTGTACCATATGCAACATGATCTGCGGCTAGAATTCCATAAACTTTCTTTTTATTATTTTCAATACGTGGTTGTGTAGCATCATCAACAGTTGTACGATCAAACGTATCACCTAAACTGTAGTTGTTATCACCATCAAAATTAATAACTGGAAATGATGGGTTACCTACACCTAGTAACTGGTTACCAACATCTTTATATGTGTTAAAAGCACTTATAAACTCTTTGACGGTAAATGTTCTTACTCCAATATTGTGTATCTTATCAAATAAACTATGTGTAACTTTTACACCCTGTGGTCCATTTCCTGATATAATATTTTCACCACAAATAATACCTTGGAACAATAACTGGAAAACACACTCATCAAATACAATATTAGAAATTTCTGTGTCACAATCAAAGCCAACGTTAGTACGACTAAAGTTACAACGGTTAAAAGTAATCATAAAACTTCTTGTACCAGTATCTTCTTTAGCAAATACTGCTCTGTAACGACTTCCAATATTGGTTGGAGCAGTACTATCATTTGGATGATTGCCTACAAAACTACAATCATCAAAATGTATAGACTGTCCTTGTTCTACAAAGAACACATCATGATCGGTATTGTTTTTAAATCTAATTCCAGTAAGGAATATATTTCTAGGATAGTCTGCACCACCTAGTCCCATACTTGCACCTACTTGTTGTCTGCTATCTGCTAGTCTTGCAACATAATCCGCTGTTGCTCCTTCGTATCTAAATGAAGTTGCTCCAGTTCCAGCACCAACTAGTCTTGCTTCGTGTGGAATTTTTAGAGTACTTTTAATTGCATATATGCCTGGTGGAAAGTAAATTGTTTTTTTACTTTTAGCATTTGTTGCTTCACGACAGTAAACTTGGTAGAGCATCCAATTAATAGCACCTGAATCATCTGTAGTTCCGTCACCAACAACTCCAAAGTCTTTTGCATTAACAAAATCATCAAGTTTAGTTTGTAGTGTACGTTGAACATCTCCAGTACTTTCACTTGTTTGTGCAGTATATCCTACATCAGTGCCTTTGTATACATAACTTGAAATTGACCCAAGTATATCTGTATATTGTGTTAACACTTCTGTATTACCAATTGTCGGCGCTCCTTCTTCTTGTGGACCATTTCCAATGAACAATCTACGTTCATCTACTGCCCAGCCAAATTCAGCCGCTGATAATTGTGGTAAGTCCTGTACCAGCCCTCGTCTGTGTTGTACTCTTGAAATTTGAATTACTGCCATTGTGATTGTACTCCTAGTAGTATTGTAGTATTTATACAATTACATAGACAAATAATACTGTTCTACTCTCACCCACCACTGTTTACGCCAGTAATCAAACTCTTCGCCCTCAATAATGAACTCCTGATACACTGGATCTTTAATAATTTGACCCATTTCATTTGTATCAGGCTTAACACACATTAATACGACGCCTTTTTTAATATCACTTCCATATACTTCATTATGTGCTTCTGCATATGCACACAATTGAAGTTTATAGTCATCAACCCATTCTTCTTTTTTTGGTTTGTTACTTTGCTTGAAATCCATAATTGCAGGAGAGCCGTTGTGTATACCAACACAATCAGTCGTGCCTGCATAAACTTGTGGAAAATATAAAGGAACTTCCATTCCCCAATATTCATCTACATTGCATAATCCTTGTTCAATTACTACTTCAGCCATACGATGGCTTTGCTTACTAAAAGGATTACTACCTGGTGGTTTGATTTTATCGACAAGACAGTAATCTTCTAACCATTTATGCATACGAGTTCCACGTCCTGCGGCTTCAGTTACAATTTCTTGTGCTTTAGCCTCGCCAACTCGCTTCTTCCAATTACGGAGTGCTTGTTTCTTTTCTTCAGATTTTGTTTTGTCTAAAATTGTTGTAACACTTGGAACTGCGTTACCATCGGGGGTTGAATAGAGTCTTTTTCCGTCAACCTGTTTTCGTGTCAAAGCACGATAATTATATTTTTCTGTTATCATGATATCCGTATATTATAGTTGGAAATACATCAAAGGTCAAGTCTTTTATCCATATAGCACATCAGTTTATTGAAACCTTCGTAAAACTTACTGTAGTGCATAGAATTTTCACTAACCTTCAAACTACGCATACTAAACGCATCCGGGTCAATAAGCCTTACATGACCGTTGGCATACATTAAATTCTGTAGTTTGTAGTCGTTGTGTGCAAATATATGAACTGGTGCCATATCATTACGCATAAACGCAAATTGTTTATTATAGATGTCCCATACTTGGTTTATAATAAAGCGTCTTGTTTTTAAATCTAACTTGGCAATTTCATTATAATTGTTTAGGGTAAAACCACCCTTCAATCTTTCCATAATAATTTTGCCGTGTTCAAGCCTATAAACATTCACTACTCTTGGATCGTAAGTGTAGTATTCTTTGTACACTTCTAGCCATTCGTATCTCCTGCCGTGTTGTTTAGTATACTTTAATTGATTGTATACATCTAAACTAACTACTTTATGAAATTCGTGTGGTTGTTTGTTATCATTATTTTGGTTCAGCTCTTTGTGAACCAACTCGCTTGATTTATGATCGATCATTGATTACCTATTAGGTAGGTGTTAGGTTCTTTTCTTTAAGGCACGCTTGGCCATTTTATCAACTTTTGTTACTGGCTCTGTATCTAAGTCGGCTTTGCTACTAATTGTTGGTGATGCTTTGTCGCCTGGTAAATTAAGTATTACAGTATCTTGATTGTAGTCAGCAACTAAATTTGCAAAGTTTGGATTACTTTGGTACAATGCATCAAAACTATCATAAGTTAAAGGAATACCAACACTCTGTGCCATGTTAGATAAACCATCCATACTAATCTGTGCTTTGCTTCCTGTACGTTCTGCTCTAGATCGCAAAAAGACTAACAAGCTCATTAGCGTGTTTGATGCTTTATTTTCAGTTAGCTCGACGATTTTCATTAGATGCGTTCTTCACGATCCAAGTTGGCGTCGCCTTCTTGTCCTTCATCGCCGGCATCAATGTCCATGTCTAACTCAGTGTCAGCATCACTATCCATGTCCATGTCCATAGGCATTTCGTCATCACCACCTGCACTAATATCTACTGGGGTTGATTCTGCAGTGCCTGTTAAAATACGACTAGCATTATCCATGTCTCCACGAGCAGTTGTAACTGCGGCCATAAATGCTTCTAATGAACCTCTTGCGGCATTACTAAAGGCTTCTGCTTTTTCATTGCCCATTTCATCACGAATAGAATCTGTTAATGGAAGTAAATCTTCATTCATCATTTCGCCAACATCTTCTAACATGCCTTGAATTCTGTCAACCATATCTTTAGCGGCTAATACTAATTCAGCATTTTCCATTTCGCCTTCGTTAATTTGCTTTGACTCAGGAATCCCTAAAGACTTTTTAGCACGTTTGTCAATCATTTGTAACATACGAGTGTTTGCCATACCACTTGCCATTATTTCATCAACCATATCCATGATTGGCATTAATGAAGACATTAAAACTGGTGGTACAGTCTGGCCTTTTTTATACATATCTAATGCACGTCTGGCCTTAGCATAGTTAGTCGGTCCTACTAATGCTCTTAGTGCTGTGTTACGTTGTGATGTTGCTGTAGGATCTTTTTGTTGAGGGTCAATTTTGCCATCATTTGGCTTGAATCTAGATGATTCTTCTTCTGCATCTTTATCTTCACTAATATTTAGATTTTGTTCGATAGCCCATGCTTCTAAGCAATCTTTGGCTAACTTAGCGGCAAGATACTTCTTATCTGCTTGGTATGCAGTTACGTTTTCTTTTACTGTTGTCATTTCATTTTCTGCATGAGCAATCATTTGAACTGCACTTTTTTCAGTAACTTTATCTAATTCTAATTGAAATCCGAATCGAGTATCTAAAAGACTGTTTAGTTTTTGACTTCTCGATCTATAGTTTAAATCATTTAATTCCATCTTGACATCCTAACACTGTGTTGTATGTACTTATTTATGTAAGTTTTATATTTCTAAGAAGATTTGTCAGCTGAGATCTTACTGATGCCATCCTATAAACGCTATCTTGATGACGAATATACATAAGTTCTTTTTTAAAAGGATTGTTTGTAGTTTTTTGCCTTATACCATAGATATATGCATTCTCAACTGCTCTACTATATGATGTATCATACTCTAGTATTGTTTTTGCATCCTGTTCACGGTTGTTAATAAGAGCAATACAATATGCAACTGCACTTCCTTTTAGTGTAAAATATTTCATGTTTTGTTTTTTATAACGTACTTGCCATACACCATCATCTTGCTGACAGGTATAATTACCTACATGAACTTTATCTCCGTTATCTACAATAACTGGAGTTGTTTCAAGCCTTGATTTTACAAAGTTTTTTACTTTGTTAAATGCTACTTGCTTCTTTTTCTTTGTAATAGTAGAGGTCGCCATTACGTTTTTTCCTATATAATACACTTTTGTTTACTAACATCAAAGCCGTTTTAATTTGACTTTGTTTTACATCATTCAAGGGTATTGAATGTTTAAAACTATTTAAAAAGTTTTGCTCTTCTTCTGAAAGCATAACTCTTACACCTGACGAAAATTGAAAATAGCCCATTTACTGTTTTAGTGTCTCTTGCTTTTCTTTTTCTATCCACTTTGTGGCTTTTTTACCTACTGGTGCGTTTATAAATTTTTGTGTGTTATTATATACCTTGTCGAAGTTTTCTGAACGTGTTGGATCTTCAAGTCCTCCACTGTTATCGACAATGAAAAAATTATCAGCCTTGAAAATTTGCTGATATTTCATAATGTTCTGTTGTGTATCGTTCCAAATCTTTTCAACCATTTCTGGAGGAAGACTGCGATTACGTTGTAAGTTTCTTTCTTGTGCCATTTCAAGATTAGTGTTAACAAATATCATGCCTACATCATATCCAATAGCTCTTAGTTTGTTTACATGTCTTTCGATTAAATTAGGGTCTTTTCCAGTACCATCAATCACTAGTCCTAATCTACCATCTATGTATTGTGCTTCTCTTGACTTGGTCATACTTTTTGCTTTAGCACGGACTTCTTGTCCTTGCGGAGATCCAATAACTTCTGGCTTTAGCTCAAGATCTTGCTTTGTCATTAAATATTCATATACGTCGTCACTGTTGACAACTTTAAGTCCTGTGCCACCTAGTAGTTTTTTAGAGACAAAGCTCTTACCACTACCCGGGCCTCCGGCAAGAAAGATTGCTTTAAATATATGAGGATCATTGACGCCTTCGTCAATGTCATCTTCAGTTGCAATTTCCAAGTCTTGTCCAGGACGTATGGTGTTTGTTCCTGCTTGTGCTGAGGGCTTTTTCTTTTTTAATTTAGGCTTATTAGGAGTAGACATGTCAATATCAAACTTTTTCAAGTCAATTTTAACTGCACCACCATCTAATTCTAAATTGTCGCCTGCAACTCGTGTAACTTTTCCACCAATTTCGAATAAGTCATGTAATCTCATTTTTTATCTCTTGTTTAAGGCTTGTACTCGCTTACTTGCTGGATTTACTCGCATTGTTCTTTTACGCTTTAATTTCATCTTTGCGCCTAATCTAGCTTTTGTCATTTTTAATTTATGACGTTTTTTTACATCAGGTGCGGCAAAACATGCACCAGGACTACTTACAGTCTTACCTTTTAGACGGCCAATAGTACATCGGTACTTACGAACAACTTGGTTACCTCTACGGCCCCAAGCCATCTTTGTTTCATTTATTTGTGATTCTTCATCACTAAAGAGTTCTAATATAAGCATAGTACTACTATTTAGCAAAGTTTTTTATGATGTTTGATTTTAAATGACGATTATTAATTTATAGACTAAAAAGCCACTGGTTGCTACTAAAGTACCAATGACTGCACTTCCCCAACCTATTAATTGTTTATTGCGGTCTTCTCTGTCCTTAATTTGTGTGTCGCGAATCTCGCTTAACACGGCTTCAATGCCAATAACACGACCTTCTAAGTTATCCAATTTCTCTTCCAACCGGGAATACCTCGCTGCACACAATTCAACGTGTGCTTCTAATGATTCTTTTTCAATGTCTCGAGTTATACTCATCTGCTTCCTCAGGACCGCTACGGTCAATAGATTATTGGATGCCTGTTGATGCTGCCTAGTTTGTTGCTTTTACTCGTTGCCTTTTATTACTTGTATTTATCAAGTGATATTTTACATTATATGGTTTGATTATCGACCGAACTTTTTTACTTTTACGTTACTAGCTTGTTTAATAGCTTCTTTGTCACGTACAGCAAAATACCCTGCAGCCGTTGCAGCGGCAATGCTACCCCATTTAACAAGTGAGTTATATGGACTTTTAGCATTATTTGCTCCAATGCCTCTTACACTAGTAATGTAAGGTCTGTGCAAGTCACTACCTCTTGCATAATGATTCATCATAAATCCAAGACGTGTTGCACCTAATTTTTGTTCTTGTGGTGTTGCACGTGGCCAATCAGAAACAATACGTCTCATTGCTTTTAAGTTTGGATCTTTGATACCTAATCCACGCTCTAGTGCCATAATAGTACGTCTATCTCTGTCAGTTACTTTTATACCGTTTTGTATATCACGCAACATTTTTCTAAGTTGTGCTTTAGGAATATTCACTACTCCTTTATCGTTCATTCTTTCTAGGCCTGCAATCATATTATGTAAATCGCTGGCTCCAGTACGAACACCGTCAAAGCCGCCAAATCTTACTGTATTCTGTGCATACTTACCTGCTACACCAGGATCAGTATAACGCATTGCTTGTAGCGAAAGAACGTGTGCATAGATATTATGTGCAAGTTGTTGGGCATCTGCATTTTTAAATGATGAAGGACTTCTGAATAATTTTGCCTCAGTTATTTCGTCTTTTAAAAACTCAAACTTTTTTTTAGGTTCCAAAGTGTGTCCACCTTCCATGGTCGCCCATTCATTTGCAGTATATTTCTTTGACATGTTTACTTCCAATTCTTAGGTGTGGCAAAATTTAGTGCATTAAACTCCATACGATCATTGAGTTTTACTGCTCCACCTTCTATTCCAAATGCTACAAAACCCTCATGATTTGTAACTTTGTATCCTGTGTCACTTCTAACAAATGTACCAATACTATCAACTGAATTTAACTTTTCAATAAGTTTCATTTTAGCAGTAATAATACGTTTATATGTAGCAAGTACTAATAATAAGGTATTTTGGTTATCTGCTAAAAATTGTTCTTGCTGTTGTATTTTTTCTATGCGTTTTTGTGCCGCAGGACTTTCAGCACCACCTTTTAATTTTTCTATTTCTTTGTTCATTTTGCCAGTGTAATAATCCATAAATCTTTGTAGGAATGTCATTGGATCGCCAACTTGTTCACCACTACGCACATTGTTATTGATAAAAGGCTTGATATATTTTGCAAATTCTGCTTGTAATACTTGATCCATTTTAGTACCTGCTTTGTTAGCAGTAGCTCTACCTTGATCAATAATTGCTTTAATTGTAGAATAACCCTTTGGTGTTAGTGTTGCAACTCCGCTTACATCTTTGTATGTAGCATCATCAAACCAGACGTTTGCACTTGGCTTCAATCCGCGGACACTAAATCCAAAATTTGCACTCATTTCAGCAAGGGAATCGCCTGTATATTCAGTATGAAAAATAATACCAATTTTTGCTTTTGCAATACGTTGGCCAATTTTACTTTTCACTGGAACTGCATATGTAATTAACTGTGGTGTAAAGGTATAACAATCTTCTCCTGCTACTTCTTCTTGACTTATGTTTCCTGGGCCAAATAAAAAATCACCTTGTACTACTGTGCCTATTCCTAGCTCTGGTAAAAGGTTTAATGCTAACAGTAATTTTTTTGCTAAATTTTCACTGTGTCCATACCATTCTTTAACTTGCTCAGGTGTTTTGGCCGCTTTATTTTCTATTTTACCAAATACTGCTTTTGTACCTACAAAGAACTTTCCATCTGCTGGATCAACTCCACATACAATTGCTGGTGCTCCATCCCATTTAATAGTTACTTTACCTTCAGGACTTCCACCTTTTAGCATACCTGCTACTGCATCTAAATAATCAAACGCTCTACCTGCACCTTTATATCCTTCATTAAAAACTAGGTCTTCAATGTGTTCCATATGTAGGTTTTTGTCACCAGCGGCTTCATTTAAGATTTGCCAACTGTGATGGTAACGTGTCCATAGTTGAGTAATTTCATTAATTATCATGCAGTTTTGCCTTCGTCTCTGGCTTTTTGTGTTAAAACACCTTGAACGTCTTTTGGTGCAGGTTGTTGTTTTTCATCTACCCACATAGCACCTACCCATGTAAATTTACCGTTTTCTCCTGTATCGTATGTTGTACCAGTTTTTGGTTTAGCATTTATATCAAGACCTTGCCCTGTTGGTCCTTTTTCAATGAACTTGCCAAATGTCTTATCTACTACTGCCATAATCTGTTTATCGACTACTACCTTACTACCAATCCTTAATAACTTTTTAAATCCAGCAACTGGTGTTTTTGGTCTCAAATAGTAGTTTATACTTGCTAATGCAATTAGTGGCTTAGCCATCTTAGCAATATTTTGATCATTAATTTTAATTTCTTTTGTTTTAATCATTCTATCAATTGATTTTTCATATACATGCTCAAACCATTGGCTGAATGCTTTAAATGGTTGTGCATCAAATGCTTCTGCATTTCTATCCATTACTTTTTCAAGGTTGTCAACTGACTTTCCGTATATGCCTTTGGCTTTTACTGCCAATGCGTTTTCTTCTGTGTCTAGTTTATCATCTTTGCCAAATAAGCCAAATAATTCATCTAATCTCATTACTTTAATCTCTTTAATCCGTTGGTAAACTTGGTACTGTCTTGTCTTTTAATTGCTAATAAAAGTTTTCTTTCCATGTCCTCTGCAATTTGATTATCGTAGCTATTACGAATCATGTCTATCAAATTCGTGGCACTGGCAATTAAATGCTCTGCACGAGATTCGATTAAATGTACACGGTCTTTTTCTATTGCAATACTATCTAATTCTTCTAATAGTTTGCGAGTTCTGCGTTGCACTTTAAAAATCTCCACGGGTTGTATGTTATTTATGTAGAAAAATAGATTAATTTGGTTAAATAGTAACAGCGAAAAGGAGCGATTACATGGGACAATTCAACAATAAAATTATGGCTGAGTTTAATCCACCTCGTAAGTGGACACTTGGTAGAGATTTATCATATACAACATCTGAATTAGATGTAGACGATATCAAAGCACTAAAAGGCGTAGGTGTAAAAGTAGTAAGAGAAACAAATAAAACAGAAACTATTACAGTACCAACAGGATTTATAACTGACTTAGCATCAGTGCCAAGAGCCATGTGGTGGTTAATTGCACCTTTTGACGTTGCTAGAGCAGCCATTATACACGACTTGTTGTATAAAACTATTAGACAATACCGCTGGAAAGAGAAAGATAAAGAAGATAAAGATCTTATTAAAGCGGCAAAGATTGCAAGTGACAAAGTTTTCTTATTTGGAATGAAAGATGCAGACCCAAAAATTCCAGGATACAAAATTTACTTGTCTTGGAAAGCAGTGGACTTATTTGGTAACGGTTCTATAAAGCCAAACGAAAACAATATCTAATTAAAATATTTTCTCATGCTATACCCTTTTGCATCATAGCATTCTACATATTTTGCACCGTTACTTACTTTGACTTTACCACTCCCAACAACTATGTCATGATCTTTGTGACCAAATGGTTTTTTAATAGTTACGTCTATATATTCACCGTTGTTTATTCCTAGTGTAATAAATGTAACATAACGTCCTTGTGGTCCTTTAAACACTCTACCATTTGCAACAAGTCCTACAAAGTTTACTCTATCACCCCATGTTTCTTGTATAAACATCTGTGGCATAAATTCAGGTTGTGTCCAATACCCGTAACGTTTAAATTGTGTTTGTGGAGTTTCTGTAATACCATTTGGATATCCTAATTCACGTAAATCCCAGCCAGCATTTTTTGCTTCTGTTTTATGTACCCAACGTCTATAACTACCTTGACAGTGTTTAAGTGCCGCTCTCCAGAATTCCTTAGGGTTATTTGCTTTATGATATGCTAATGCCCAAATTAATCTACCCAAATTTACTGCATGAGCTCTGCATAATCCAAAATTCCCTAGTCCGTATAATTCACTTATAATTTCTTCTTTGTCATCACACTCGCCCATTAGGCTCATAAACTCCATTACACGTTCTTCATCTTTTTTAGCAAAAGCACGACGATACATGTCTGCTTCATACATATCACATCCTACAAGTTTTGCTATCTTTTTTATAGCATCATCTTCATATACAATAGTATCTTCTAGTCTCTGTTCTGTCCAGTCTTGAAAGAATGCCGCTTTTTGTCTGCCTGTAGTTGCTACCGGTCTTATTAGTGCAGTTGCAAATACACAATCACTTTTACTTGTTGGTCGTATTGCTTGAAATAATCTTCTCATAGCAGGTGACTCTGCTTGTGTTACTCCTATTACATTTCCGTTACACAATAACTTTTCTGTTAGTAAATCATGTTCTGGATATGCTTCTAATGGTGTATGTGGATCTATTTCTAATAGTTGCGATAATCCTCTGTTTGCTAGTATATCTATTTTTAAATGTTCTAAATCTTCAACTTCACGTTTGTCTAGTAGTATTTGTTTTTCTGCATTTATTAAACTTTTTGGTAGTTTGTGTTTTAGTATAACAACACCACCACAATGTTTTGATATTGATCTTTTTTTGCCTAATAATTTTCTTTCTATTCTCATTGCTTCTTCCTTATCTATGTTTAAGTCTTCATACTTAAAACCACGAGGAAGTCTACCAGACGCACCCAATCTACGGGCCGCTTCACGTTTTGCACTTTTTTCTTTGTACATTACATAGTTGCTTAACCTGCCACTTTTGCCAGGCCACTTTGCAAATATTTTTT